ATATTATGGCAAAAACGACAGGAAAACATGCAGCACATATTCCGGGGAATGGGGGATACCTGGCAGAGGGGCCGGACCTGCATGAAAAACAGCCTACCCCATACCTTCATGATGCACCAACAGACACGCTGCATCCAGGTAAGCACCAGAGCGGTGTAGGCGGCCCAAGTGACCGTAACAATAATGGCATAGACGACGAAAAGGAGTAGCTGCGATATCGCAACGGCAGAAAGGCTATGCTATGAGGACATTAAGATTTAAAGTATCCGGCCAGGAGCTGATAAGGGCTCCTGGCTGTAATTTCAGCAACATAATTGCAGGTACATCCGGGTACCTTCAGGCGGCATTTGAGTTTGGGCAGGACTGGGATGGGACGGTCCAGGTGGCGGCCTTCTATCCATACTTTCAGTCCCAGGAGGTTGGCAGGCTGATTAAGAATGGCACCTGCATTGTGCCGGATGAAATCACGGTCTATGACACTTTTAAAATCGGAGTGGTTGGACAGCGTGAGAATGGCCAGAGGATTACCACCAACCTGATAACCATTAAGCAGGAGAGGGGGAGCGGACAGACATGGCAACGGTAGATGAGATACTTACAAGACAGGCTTATGCAGACGGTGACGAGACCTGGACCAAGGATAATAACTACCCGGCCTATCGGCTGTACGTGGAGCCGGAGTATGTCCCGGTCGCCAACAAGCGCATTGCGGACTTTAATGACCAGATATCGGTCAGGGGCGAACAGAATGCCCAGTTCGTGGGCTTCCAGCTGCCCAGGTACGATGACGGCCTGGACCTCACCGCCCAGCACCTGTACATCCACTACCAGACGGTCTATGGGGGTGGGGATGGCGTACCCTGCAACGTGTCCAAGTCGGACAGCCATGTGAGGATGTGCTGGCAGGTACCGGCACAGGCCACACAGGAGCCAGGGACAATCCAGATGATGATATATGCGACCGGCACTAACAGCGCAGGGGAGCGCGTGACCTGGAAGACCCTCCCTGCATCCTACACTATCCATGACGGGCTGGACATAGGAGGAGGGATTCCGGAGCCGGACACAAGCTGGTACGAACAGTTCGTGGCGCAGATGGAGGGCAAGATAAGCACTGCCCAGGGATATGCCAATGACGCCCAAGCTAGCAAGACTGCTGCTGCCGGTTCTGCCACGGCGTCTGCTCAGTCCGCCACCGCTTCGGCACAGGCGTTGGCAGATAATAAGGCTTACGTGGAGTCCCAGAAGGCTGCTTTCGTAGGCTACAACAAGCGTGAGACCGACCTTAAATACGCCAATGCCCTTATCGGCTCGGCCACAGACACCACGCATGTCACGGTGGACGACGCATGGGAGGCGCCGATACCCGGCCTGGAGATAGCCGGTAAGAGTGAGCAGGTGGTAACGACCGGGGCTCAGCTGCTGGATTTAAGCGCGGTAAGCAAGAGTGCGGGAGGAGCCGTTATCAATACTGCGGATGGAGGTTACCAGATATCCGGCACCGGAACATTGACTGAAGCCTTTAGCGCAAGCTACCAACTAGATTATTTAAAAAATCATTTAAAGCCTGGGAATCTGATTTTAAAAAGCGAACTGACAATTCCCAAGCTGTATGTACGTATATGGGATGGAAGCACAGTATTGGCGGAAATGCAGGGAAACAGCACGAAGCAGATAACCCAAGAGATGATTAACAATGAAAATATGCGTGTTGAATGTTTTTTGTATGGAAGTGCCGGAAGTATCATTACGCCTGGAACTTATCATCCAATGTTATATCAGGATGGTGATGGAACCTGGGAACCCTACACCGGAGGCAGGCCATCCCCCAGCCCGGAATATCCACAGGAGATTGTGAGTACGGATGTCACGGCGGTGACGGTGACGGGGGCTAATCTGTTCGACGACACCACGTTAATGGCTTACGGAAATACGACTTTTGTACTTTCTGCTGATAGGAGACAAGTTACGGTAACTGGTGATAAAAATTATGCTTGTGCGGAATCAGACACACCAGCACAATTGATTGCTGGAAAAAACGTCACAGTGTCGTGCAACATAAGTAATAAAAATTCAGAAGTATCTGTGGAATTTCAACTATATATCGAATTTCCGGATGGCACAAAAAATTATCTTCATCATAAGTCTTCGGGCAGTAAAACATTTTCAATTCCAGATAACATAACGAAAGCGATATTTAAATTATTTGTTAATCTCAAAAACGTAAATTTAGATTCCAAAAATACTGTTGTGTATTCAGATGTTATGGTTAACATTGGCACTACACCCCTTCCCTGGGAACCCTACCAGTCCAAGACCGCATCCATCACCCTCACGGAGCCGTTACGAGGTATCGGGGATTACAGGGACGAAATAACCATGACCAATCGGATTGACCGGTGTATGGAACTGACATTTGACGGAAGCGAGGATTGTTGGGGCGTCTACACTAGTGGTAGCCGCACAGGATTTTCGGCAATTAATGTCCTTCCGATATCAATGAATAATCGGAATGGAATATGTAATCAAGCACTAGTCGGAGGAAATGAAGAAGTTGATCGGATTGTTTTAGGGAGTAATAATCAAAATCTATATTATTTTTACTGTCCATTTTACGATGCTACAGTAGCCGACAAGGGCCTCTCTGCCTGGAAAGCCCACCTTGCTGCCCATCCACTTAAGGTAGTCACCTACCTGGATACCCCGGTAGAGACAGACCTGGAGGCAGACACCATAGCAGCACTTGCGGAGTTGACCACCTACAAAGGACGGACAACCACCACAGTGACTGCGGAGGGGCCGGAGCCGGACGTGACATTGGAGTATGTACAAGATACCAGGATGGTAATAGCAGATTTACAGGCACAGATTAATGAGATAAGAAATGGAGGTACGACATGAAATCAATAGAGAAGGTTTTATCCATTGCTCGCCAGGAGATTGGATACCTGGAAAAACGCAGTAACAGCCAGCTTGACAGCAAGACCGCCAATGCCGGTAGCAATAATTATACCAAGTATGCCAGGGACCTGTATCCATCCCTCCAAGGGCAGCCGTGGTGCGATATGTTTGTGGACTGGTGTATGGTTCAAGCATTTGGCCAGGTGACGGCCAGACAGCTTCTGGGAGGCGGTTTTTCGGCCTATACCCCTACGTCCGCACAATACTATAAGAATAAGGGCCAGTACCATAAGGACAACCCTCAGCCGGGAGACCAGATATTTTTTAAAAACTCCCAGCGTATCTGCCATACAGGTATTGTCTATGAGGTCACTATGACCAAGGTTAGGACCATCGAGGGCAATACCAGTGCTGGTAACGAGGTGATTGCCAACGGCGGGGCGGTATGCTGTAAAGAGTACAGTTTGGATAACAGCCGTATTGATGGTTATGGACGTCCTGACTGGTCACTGGTGGAGCAGCCGGAGTATGAGATAGGATGGCACCATGACAGTAATGGATGGTGGTATGCATACAGCACCACAGAGTACTACAAGGAGTGCTGGCAGATTATAAACCATCACAAGTATTATTTCAATCCGGATGGATATGCACTGACCAACTGGCATGTAATTGGCGGTAAGGATTATTACTTTGAGCCCCGGGCCGGGCATCCGCTGGAATGCGCCATGTATGTGGCGCCGGAGGGCGAACAGTACATAGGGGAGTTTTAACCGGACCAGGATGGGACGCTGCGGTGCCAGGGGCTAGGATTAATAAAAACGGCGGTGATTACTCCCCGCCGTTGAAGTGTGTGGCTATTATTTAATATCATGCTCTGTGGGTATGACTTTCCAACCCTTATATGTGCAGCACCCATAGTTTCTTCCGAGCATCGCCCGTTTTGCTCCTGACAGTCCAGTGCTTACATTTTTAAATTCTTTACTATCTGGCACACATCCAAATAATTTATCGCCGTTCTCCCGGAGCCAATAATTCAGAGAATGAAATTTATATTCTTTTCCATCTGGGCTAATCAAATGCCAGTCCTTTGCATTGATATTTGTCAAAAATTTACCGGATTTTGGACTTTTCTGTGCGGCGGGCGTTCCTAATGCGAGATTGGCTGTTTTCCCTTGCGCAGCTTTTCTGGTCCGGCTTTCTTCGCTCCATTTGTTCGACAGGCCTGTATGTATGCGGGAACGATGAATCCTGGAGCATTCCTTTCCGCAAGTAACGGTTTTGTCGGACGGAAAACAAGGGAAAGTTTTCCCACATACGACACAAGTCTTGGTACTTTTTGGCGGCCTTTTAGACAAAATCACTCACCTCGCAGTCAAGTGCCTTTGCCAATGACAAGGCATTGCGCAGAGTCATATTTCCAAGGTCCCTTTCTCCAGATTCAAATTTCTGTATCTGGCGGATATTCATTCCTGCGGCGTCAGCTACTTGCTGCTGAGTCATGCCGGCCAGGGAACGTTGATACAATAGCTTGTTAATATTATTGTTATGGCAATCCCTTCCATAGCTGGATGCGGAGCAGGCCCCGCATAGTCCATCTGTCCTGATGCAATCTGGGTATCTTTTCATGATTTTTCCTCCGGTTTAAAACGCATTTCTTTTTTCTTGTGCAGTATTTCAATGCGGTGTTTCTGGTAATACTGCTTATTAT